TTTAAGGAGCAAACGAAATGGCTAACATTAACGGAAGCTTTGGCCTCCGTCCGCTCAATAAGATGGGTGGCGCGGCCAATTCCACTGCTACTTCAAACTATACTCTTTATGAGATAGCGAATGGCAATACAAACAAGCTTTATCACGGGGAACCCGTGATTCCTCTATCCACTGGTTATATCGACGCTCCTGGAGCGGCGGCTGGTGGTACGGTAGGGCTTTTGGGTGTATTCCAGGGCTGTGAGTATGTTTCTAGTACCACTGGAAAACCTACGTGGAGCAATTACTGGCCCGGTTCTGGGGCAGATAGCAACCACCCCGTCAAGGCATATGTCAACGACGATCCAATGCAGCTTTATGTTATTGCAACGGATGCTTCGTGGACCAGTAAAGCTACGGCACGTGCCGCAGTTTTTGCTAACGCCAACTTCTCAACCGCAATTACTGGCACGGATTCCACTGGTGTGTCGTTAGGTCGCCTCGCGATCAGCACGATTGCCACTACGGCTGCGCTACAAATGCGGATTATGGGTTGGGTGGAAGATTCTTCAAACGAAGATTTTTCCGCAGCGGGCATTGGTGCAATTGTCCGATTTAATAACCACTTCAATAGCAATAACGGTGCTATTGCTGCTGGTACTCCTTCAACTACCGGCGTATAGGAGGGTTTGAAAAATGGCTATTAGTAGAGCACAACTCGTTAAAGAGTTGGAACCCGGCCTGAACGCATTGTTCGGAATGGAGTACGATCAGTATGATCGGGAGCACGAAGAGATTTTTTCTATGGAAAGCTCGGACCGTGCTTTTGAAGAAGAGGTGATGCTTTCGGGTTTTGGAAGCGCCCCAACCAAGGCGGAAGGTAGTGCAGTATCCTTCGATGACGCGCAAGAAGCTTATACAGCACGTTATACGATGGAAACGATTGCCCTGGCCTTTTCGATCACAGAAGAGGCTGTTGAGGATAACCTGTATGACCGTCTTGCCGGTCGTTACACAAAGGCCCTCGCACGTAGCATGAGCCAGACAAAGCAGGTTAAGGCCGCAGCGGTTCTTAACAATGCTTTTGACAGCACATATACCGGTGGTGACAGCAAGGAACTTTGCGCTACGGACCATCCCCTCGTAACGGGGAGTACGTTCCGTAACGAACTTTCCACTGCGGCGGATCTTAACGAGACTAGTCTTGAACAGTCTCTGATTGATATCGCAAGTTTTGTTGACGAACGGGGCCTGAAAGTTGCGGTTCGCGGCATGAAACTGATTGTTCCTAAAGAGCTTCAGTTCACAGCGGATCGTCTTCTAGAATCTACCCTACGCACGGGTACTGCGGACAACGACATTAACGCAGTCCGGAATATGGGTATGCTTCCAGAAGGATACGCCGTTAATCACTTCCTTAGTGACACGGATGCTTTCTTCATCTTGACAGATGCACCCAACGGTCTTAAAGGCTTTAACCGTACCGCCGTCCGAACTTCTATGGAAGGTGATTTTGATACGGGGAATGTCCGTTACAAAGCTCGGGAGCGGTATGCTTTCGGCTGGTCTGACCCACGCGGCATTTTTGGCTCCCCAGGAGCATAAACCATAAGGGGAGGGTCTTTTAGGCTCTCCCCTGCTTTATAAATTTTTCTGGGACTACATAGCCCTAGCGACTGGCCCAGCAGACGCTCACAAGACTCTAGGGCGAAACCTTTGTGAGAAGGATATTACGATATGGCTAGAACAACTTTTTCCGGGCCCGTTCGTTCGTTGCGCGGGTTTATAACCGCAGGACCCGATGCAGTTGTAAATATAACTGCTGAGACCACTCTTACGTTTGCCAGTCATGCTGGTCGTGTCATGGAGGTAAATGACGCGGATGGTGCAATAACCCTGCCTACCATACAAGCTGATTCTAAGGGATCATCTGCCGGGCAAGATGATCCAAATGTAAACAACCAACTTGGTGCTGTTTACAGGTTCTTTATTGGAACCGACGCTACTGATCTTGATATTAAAACAGACGGAACAGACAAGTTTCTTGGCTCTGTAGCGGTTGGCGTCACGGATGGAAGTTACAAAGTTTTCATACCCGGAGCCTCTAATGATGTGATTTCTATGAATGGCGGAACGCAAGGTGGAGATAAATTCTCTTACCTTGAGATTACTGCCATTGCGGATAATGAATATCTTGTTCAGGGTGTTCTTATTGGCTCTGGAACAATCGCAACTCCTTTCGCGGATAGCTAAACCTGAGTGATAGGATGGGGGCGTTGCCCCCGTCCTAAGAGGAGAGTCTCATGGCAGACGCCGTAACTGCTACCACCGTAATAGATGGCCCCAAGTCCGTGGTGATTTATTGCACCAACACAAGCGACGGAACTGGAGAAGCTGCTGTTACAAAAGTAGATGTTTCCGAGTTGTCGAAGCTTCAAGACGGAACTGCTTGTACAGGAGTTCGTATTCAGAAAGTCGTGTTTTCCAATGTTGGTATGGGTGTCAAGGTTCTTTGGGATGCCTCGACGGATGTTATTGCAGTTCAACTTCCGGCGGACTACTCAGACACGCTGGACTATTCGGACATGAGCGGTCTTCCAAATGTCGCGGCTTCTGGCGGAAAAACAGGAGACATACAGTTTACTACTGTTGGTCACACCAGCGGGGACACGTATTCCGTAGTTCTATATTGTTTAAAACAATATTGAGGCGTGTCTTTATGAAAGGCTACTTGTGTCATGGCTGTTTCCGGATCTAAGGATTTTGAACCTAATGTAGCGGAATACGTGGAAGAAGCGTTTGAGCGGTGTGGCTTAGAATTTCGTACAGGATATGATGCGCGAACTGCGCGGAGATCCATTAATTTTCTTTTTGCGGATTGGGCGAACCGGGGTCTTAATCGTTGGACCATAGATCAGGTAACTCAGACCATGGTTTCCGGGATCTCTGAATATCCCATAGGGACAATAACCGCTACTGTAGGATCCTCTACAAATCTTGTTGTTGGTAATACCTTAACAGGTTCTTCGAGCGGTACGACCGCAATTGTCCTAACAAAACCTGGGTCAACTACGGTAACACTAAGTATTCCTTCGGGATCGTTTACCGCTGGAGAAACCATAACGAGCCTGGACAGCAGTGGTTCACCAGTAAGTACTACAATATCGTCAGATCCTAGTATTAGCGACATCCGAGCTACTATTGACATATTATCTGCTGTAATTAGACGGAGTAGTTCGGATATTTCTATTAGCCGGGTCAGCCGAGACGATTACCTAAGCATACCCTCCAAAACAACGTCTGGCAGACCGGTCCAGTTTTACGTGGACCGACAGATAACACCCGTTGTTAAAGTTTGGCCTGAACCTGAAAACAGTACCGACGCATTGATTTATGATCGTCTGGTACGCATAGATGATGCCGACGCTTCTGTGAACACAGTTGAGGTCCCCTTCCGATTTTATCCGTGTCTGGCCGCAGGTCTGGCTTATTACCTTTCCTTAAAAAAAGCCCCCGACCGGGCCTCCGTTTTAAAGTCTATCTATGAAGAAGAGTTCCTTCGAGCAGCCGAAGAAGACCGGGACCGCGCGAGTTTCAGTGTAGTTCCTTCTTATAGTTATCTAAGTGCAACTTCATAATGGCAAGATACGCCTCAAATAAGTATGCCATGGGCATTTCGGACCGGTCTGGAGCCGCGTACCGATTAAAAGACATGCGTAAAGAATGGACGGGTATGCTTGTTGGAAAGGATGAGTGGGAACCTAAGCAACCCCAGTTAATGGTTGTTAAGACGCCTGCTGACCCCCAAGCCCTGAGAAATCCTCGACCAGACCGGACGGAACCTGCTGTAGAGGTTTTACTATCCGGGGATGCTTTCAAATCCTCCTCCAGTGGCTCTGCTACAATAACAGTCACGGAACCTGGGCACGGGAGAAGTACGGGAGATATAGTGCGGTTTCGTTCGGTAAATCCTTTCGACGGATTTACTTCCGCAGTTGTAGAAAATTCTAGCGGTTATTCCATAACCAAGGTTGACAACAGTCGATATACCTTTTCCGCGAGCAGCGGAACGGCAGAAACGGGTAATGTAGAAGGTGGCGGGGAAGCCGCCTCTGCGGGCCCTGTAACGGTGAGCGCATAAGATGGCCTATACTTTCACGACGTTGAAGACAGCTATCCAGGATTACACACAGAACACGGAGACAACTTTTGCCAGCCAATTGCCTCGTTTTATTGTTAATGCCGAAGAACGTATTCTAAAAGAATGCCAGTTAGATGTTTTTCGTAAATCTTCGCAAGGATCCACTACTTCAGGGAGCCAGTATTTATCTAAACCAACTGATTTTTTGGCCCAGAATTCCTTGAGCGTAATTAATTCTTCGAGTAAAGAGTTTCTATTGTACAAACAAGTAACGGCCTTACAAGACTACACGCCGAATCCTGCGACCACCGGGACTCCCCAATACTACGCGGATTGGGACAACGATACGTTCTTGTTGGCCCCTACCCCAGACAGTAACTACGACATGGATCTACATTATTTTTATCGTCCAACATCCATCACCACAAGCTCCGACGGGACGAGTTGGCTTGGGACCAATGCAGAACTCGCCCTTTTGTATGGGAGCCTTGTAGAAGCCTATACTTTTATGAAGGGGGAAGCGGATATTTTCCAGATTTACGATGGAAGATTCCAGGAAGCATTACAATGGATGAAGAATCTTGGGGAAGGTCTCCAGACTAGGGATCAATATCGGTACGATAGAGTTAGAAGGAATGTGGTGTGATGCTTGATCTTAAAGGAGCCTCGGTAGCTTTAGTTGGATTAGGGGGTTCTCAACGAGAATACACCTCCTCGGTAGCTAATGGAGCAGAATATGATGAGGTGTGGGTGGTGAACTCTATGCTAGCGCCCATTAAGCATGATCGAGTGTTTATGATGGATCCGCCGTCTAGATTTTTTGATACCGATTTAGCCGGTAAGCAAACATCCGCTCTTAGAAGGGAACTCCCGAAACATCCAGGTCCCATATACACCTGTGAACTAGATAGCAGGGTTCCTGGGGCCGTTCTTTTTCCGTTAGAAAAAATCATAGAAAAGACAGGGCTTTGCTATTTTAATAATACAATCCCTTATGCGGTAGCTTTTGCCATATACAATGAGATAGGAAAACTTTTCTTATACGGAATAGATTATTCCTATAGAACTAATCTGCATATGGCTGAATCTGGTCGTGCATGTACAGAGTTTTGGCTTTCGGCTGCTATTGCAAGAGGTATGCAGATAGAGGTGGCGTCGTGTTCGGGTCTTTTAGATACCGATGTTCCTATCGAAGAAAAACTATACGGATATCATAGATTAGAGGATCCGTTAATAATAAATATGAAGGATGATACTATTTCATTGATACAGAAATCCAACATCGAGCCTCCAGAGCCCTTGGATGTAGAACCGGTTTTATATGAAAGAAACGATAAAGTTGTTTCTATGCAGGGGAAGGGAAATGTTTAATGTAAATTCGTCGGCTTCAGTGGGTAACATAGATGTGCTCACTTCCGATAACGGGGGTCATTCTATAGAAGAGGTTGCTGAAATGGCCGCGAATAGGATTCTTTATGTTGCGGAGGACGCACCTCCTCCTATACGGGATCAGGCTAGGGCCTTTAAAAATACGCTGAAGCAGACACTAGTTTACTATATGCTGCAAGCAGTAGAGCAAGATAGAGCAACAATGTGTGCTAAATTAAGGAATAGTGGTTATTCCGATTTAGCCAACAATTTGAGGAGTTTGTAAGATGGCTATCACAGCAGCAATGTGTACTTCATTTAAGAGCCAGGTTCTCACGGCAACCCATAATTTCGCCGCGACTGGAGGCAATAGTTTTAAGTTAGCTTTATACGCGGAGGGTGCCGGGGGGAAAAGTAGTACTACAGCTACGTTGGGTGCAACCACTACCGTTTTTACTACAACAGGTGAAGTAGCGTCTAGTGGAACGTATGTAACTGGAGGTTTGGCTCTTACTAATATTGATCCCACTACTGGTGGAACTACTGGTTTTACTGATTTTGCGGATAAAAGCTTTACGACAGCGACCATAACAGCTATGGGAGCTATGATATACAACGATACGAACGGTGACAAAGCTGTTTGTGTTTTAGATTTTGGAAGTAATAAAACCAGTACCTCTGGCACGTTTACTATTACTTTCCCGGCGGCTGCGGCCTCAACGGCCATAATTCGTATAGCGTAATGACTACGCGCGAGGTCAACGGTGGGCTTCAAGATCATTTGGCATACCCGTCTATTCGGGTGCCTGAAGGTCTTCGATATAGCTTGCCGGTCGCGCATTATGATGATGCGCGGATCTGTCGTGATACTTCCTCGATCACTGTCGATGTTTTATACACAGATTTGTATGACCCCGGTCTATGTGAACAGGAATTTCGCGCTGCCGTTGCTTCGGAATTGGCGAAGTGACCGTTTACTGGTGCGACCCGTACTATAACTCCACCAATGGTCGCCTGCACGGGTACACCGGGGCGGGCGCTCTTGGAACTTACACCAATCCTTTCGAGATGGATGGTGATTGTAACGACATAAGTGGCATAACGTCTGGCGATGAAATAAGAATAAAAGGTTTGGCCGAAGCTTCGTTTTTTGGCACTCAACAAGGTCTGACAGCCCATGTCAGGGCTGGAGGATCGGGTGCTGAATATGATTATTATCTACCTACTACAGGCAGTTGGACTACGAGCAGTTTAATCAAATTTCGGACTAGTCAAACCCAGAAAGAAGTCTATTGGTGGTCATATGGCACTCAATGTTATACCGTGAAAGACCTTCAATTTTATTATCAAGGTTTAGGATGTTACCTCGATACTACTTACGGTTATTATGAATTCGACCTTGATTATCGAATCAGTAATTCTATTACTCTCCAGACTGGTAGTTCAGCAGTCACGGCGGGAGTGAAGATAACCGCCGGATGGACAAGCGAAACCGTCAAGAGCGGCGTTTCTGTTATTCATGTCAGTGGTTCAATAGAGTTTGGTCGTCAAAATTTGAGTAAGGTCCCCTGGGGAGGATCAGGAAATTACGGTTTAGAAATAGATGCTACGGAATTAACTCTTGCAGGCACATCAAATTCATATATTTGGATCAACGATCTAACTATTGGAAGGACAATGGCATGTGGAGCATTTAGCCAATTTAAAGTTGGTGTCTCAGAGGTTGGTCATATTCAGCAATATTATGGTGGATATTACGAAAACTGGCATCTAGAAAATTACCAAGTATCAGGACCGGCCAGTGTTAATCTGACCATCGACCATTATTTAGTTCCGTACCAGGCCCAAAACAACACTTTCAACACTGACAAAGATACTAGTGTTAGCCGTTGGAAATTGTTCTTTACAGAGTTCTATGGACCGGGGAGTTCGGGATCGAACCTTGTTGTTCAAAGCGGACATACTTTAGACATCGAATGGAAAACTAACTGGTTACGAGCGGGCAAAAGCTCTGTAACTTATGGGTTAACTACCGGGACGGTTGGAACGTACACAGTAAATTCCACAACAAGAACATTTGAAATGGGTTGGTCGGGTTCCGGCTGTCGAGATGAAGTATTCAGTGGCCCGACTCTGTCATCAGCATACAACACATCAGTCCCAAGCCCCAATAGTAGCGTATCCACTCTATACATAGGCAGTTCTCCGTTTGAAATAGCTACGTCCAGCGGACAATTTGGGCCTTCTATTTTCGTAAAGGCGCTTAACAATACTGCTACGCTCGATGATCTCGACGCAAAAATTATGACCTCAACTCTCAGCACTGTTTATTCGTCTCCGTCAAAATTGACTATTCTGGCGGACGGATACGCGGAGGAACCATGTCAACTTATGTGGTCATCCAATGTGTCTACGGTAGAGTTTCCGGTGGTGATAAACCGCTCGCCCAATTTCTCGGATAAACTTACCTGGCATTTTAGTAGCCACACTGACGGTGGTGTGTACGCCGAGTCCTTCGCCATCGATATGCCAACCATCGCCGAGCTTGACTTTGATTGTGCGTTTACAACGTCGTCTTCACCGGGTGTGACAATAAAGGCACAACTTTATACGGCAAACAGTAGCGGAGTGACAACAGGTTACGGGTTGCAAACTGCGTCGGTAGTTGGGACCGCCGCAACGATTACTCAGACGATTGCTGCCGCAACTTTCACCAGTAATGACGCGCAGTCGGCCTATGCGATTGTGGAGATGACGAAGACAAGTGCCGCCGTGGCGAACGTATCGATTAACACGTTGGGTCTAAGCTGATGGCGTTTACTGATGGCGTTTACTGATTTTGATTTCAGTGATGTTGGTGTTGTCGGGTTATTAAGACCTGTCGCCAGAACCTATGCAATATCGAGTGGCGGTGGAGTTGATGTCACCGTTACGGGCGTTTCCGGGACGGGGTCTATTGGCACCGTCACGGTTGGCGAAGGTGTTGGTGGCGAAGGTTGGGGACGAGGCACCTGGGGTGAAGGTGCTTGGGGTGAAGGCATTGGTGTTACTGTTACTGTCTCGGGCGTTTCCGGGACGGGATCTATTGGCACCGTCACGGTTGGAGAGGGAGTTGGGGTTACCGTCACGGGCGTTTCCGGGACGGGATCTATTGGCACCGTCACTGTTGGCGAAGGTGTTGGTGTCACCGTCACGGGCGTTTCCGGGACGGGTGCTGCGGGCACCGTCACGGTTGCCGGTGGGAGCATTGTCACCGTCACGGGCGTTTCCGGGACGGGATCTATTGGCACCGTCACTGTTGGCGAAGGTGTTGGTGTCACCGTCACGGGCGTTTCCGGGACGGGATCTATTGGCACCGTCACGGTTGGAGAGGGAGTTGGGGTTACCGTTACGGGCGTTTCCGGGACGGGTGCTATTGGCACCGTCACGGTTGGAGAGGGAGTTGGGGTTACCGTCACGGGCGTTTCCGGGACGGGTGCTGCGGGCACCGTCACTGTTGGCGAAGGTGTTACTGTTACTGTCTCGGGCGTTTCCGGGACGGGTGCTATTGGCACCGTCACGGTTGGAGAGGGAGTTGGGGTTACCGTTACGGGCGTTTCCGGGACGGGTGCTGTTGGCACTGTTACAGTTGCCGGTGAAAGTATTGTCACCGTTACGGGCGTTGCTGGGACGGGATCTATTGGCACCGTCACGGTTGGCGAAGGTGTTGGTGTCACCGTTACGGGTGTCACCGGGACGGGTGCTGTTGGCACTGTTACAGTTGCCGGTGAAAGTATTGTCACCGTTACGGGCGTTGCTGGGACGGGATCTATTGGCACCGTTACGGTCGGTGAAGGGGTCGGTGTCACCGTTACGGGTGTCACCGGGACGGGTGCTGTTGGCACCGTCACGGTTAGTACAGAAGGAAATATATCGGTTACCGTCACGGGTGTTTCGGGCACGGGCGCGGTCGGTACTGTTTCGGTTGGCGAAGGGGTCGGTGTTACCGTCACGGGAGTCGCCGGAACGGGTGCTGTTGGCACTGTTTCGGTTGCCGGTGAAAGTATTGTCACACTATCCGGTGTCACCGGGACGGGCGCAATTGGCACTGTTTCGGTTGCCGGTGAAAGTATTGTCACACTATCCGGTGTTGCCGGGACGGGCGCAATTGGCACCGTCACGGTTAGTACAGCAGGAAGCATTGTTGTTGTCGTCACGGGCGTTGCTGGGACGGGAGCGGTTGGTACTGTTTCAGTTTCCGGTGGAAGCATTGTCACCGTTTCGGGAGTCGCCGGAACGGGCGCGGTTGGCACCGTTACGGTTGGTGAAGGAGTTGGTGTCACCGTCACGGGTGTTGCCGGGACGGGAGCGGTTGGCACCGTCACGGTTAGTACAGAAGGAAATATATCGGTTACCGTTACGGGAGTCGCCGGGACGGGAGCGGTTGGCACCGTCACGGTTGGTGAGGGAGTTGGTGTCACCGTCACGGGAGTCGCCGGAACGGGTGCGGTTGGCACCGTTACAGTTGGCGAAGGAGTTGGTGTCACCGTCACGGGAGTCGCCGGAACGGGCGCAATTGGCACCGTCACGGTCGGTGAAGGAGTTGGTGTCACCGTCACGGGCGTTGCTGGGACGGGCGCGATTGGTACCGTTACCGTTACGGTCGGTGAAGGAGTCGATGTCACCGTTACGGGTGTTGCGGGCACGGGCTCGATTGGCACCGTTACAGTTTCCGGTGAAAGTATTGTCACCGTTACGGGAGTCGCCGGAACGGGTGCAATTGGTACCGTTACGGTCGGTGAAGGGGTTGGTGTTACCGTTACGGGTGTTGCGGGCACGGGTTCGATTGGCACCGTCACGGTTGGCGAAGGGGTTGATGTCACCGTTACGGGAGTCGCGGGTACGGGCTCGATTGGCACTGTCACGGTTGCCGGTGAAAGTATTGTTACTCTCTCAGGTGTTGCCGGAACGGGCTCGATTGGCACCGTTTCGGTCGGGGAAGGAGTTGGTGTTACCGTTTCGGGTGTTGCCGGTACGGGCTCGATTGGTACCGTTACCGTTTCGGTTAGTCAGGATGTTAACGTCACCGTTTCGGGCGTTTCGGGCACGGGCGCGATTGGCACCGTTACCGTTTCGGTTACACAGGGAGTTGATGTTACCGTTTCGGGTGTTGCCGGTACCGGCTCGATTGGCATCGTTACAGTTGGCGAAGGGATTGGTGTCACCGTTTCGGGTGTTGCCGGTACCGGCTCGATTGGCATCGTTACAGTTGGCGAAGGGATTGGTGTCACCGTTACGGGCGTTGCCGGTACGGGCGCGATTGGCACCGTCACGGTTGCCGGTGAAAGTATTGTCACCGTTTCGGGTGTTTCGGGCACGGGCTCGATTGGCACCGTCACGGTTTCCGGTGAAAGTATTGTCACCATTACGGGTGTTTCGGGCACGGGTGCGGTTGGCACCGTTACGATTGGCGAAGGGATTGGTGTCACCGTTTCGGGTGTTGCCGGGACGGGTTCGATTGGCACCGTCTCCGTTTCGGTTACACAGGGAGTTGATGTCACCGTTACGGGTGTTTCGGGCACGGGTGCGGTTGGCACCGTTACAGTTGGCGGTGAAAGTATTGTCGCCGTTACGGGTGTTTCGGGCACGGGTGCGGTTGGCACCGTTACGATTGGCGAAGGGATTGGTGTCACCGTTACGGGCGTTTCCGGCACGGGCGCGATTGGCACCGTTTCGGTCGGTGAAGGAGTTGATGTTACCGTTACGGGCGTTTCCGGGACGGGCGCGGTTGGCACGGCGACTGTTACGGGTGGTGTATCCGTTGATGCTACAGGCGTATCCGCCACGGGCGCTATATCCAATGTTAATGTATGGGGTATAATTGATGCCTCACAGACGCCAGATTGGTCATTGGTTGATGCATCGCAGACGCCAGATTGGTCATTGGTTGATGCATCGCAGACAGCAAATTGGTCAACGGTTGATGCATCACAGACAGCCGATTGGTCAGAGATGGGCACCTCCCAGACGCCCGATTGGTTAAAAATAGCGGCATAGGAATAGGATTATGGCTTCAACATATTCGACAAGTCTCGGAATTGAAAAAATAGCTACCGGGGAACAGTCCGGTGCGTGGGGTACAACGAGTAACCACAACTGGGATATTATAGATCGTATTGCGGCATATACTTCTGTTGCCATAACAACAAATGCAGATACGGCTACCCTTACTGTCAGGGAAGCCTCCCCTGGATCAGGAACCGAGAACCTTCAGAACGGAATGTACCGTGTGATTAAATTCACAGGGGCTTTGGATTCAAACTGTACGGTTACTGTCGCCCCGAATACAGCAAAAGTATTTTTCATAATTATTAACGCCACGACGGATTCAGGATCCAGTGGTCCGTATTCTGTTATCCTGACTCAGGGAAGTGGTGCCAATATAACGGTGGAGAACGGTAACTCTGCAATCGTCTATATGGATGGTGCGGGTTCTGGCGCGGCAGTTTTTGATGCTGTATCAAATCTGGCTCTTGGAACTTTTAACCCTTCAGGAGATACTGCTTCCGGGGATAAAGCCGCAGTTGGGTACACGGCGGCGGAAGGGCTTATCCTGACGGGTCAGGGGTCCACTAACGATGTCACCATAAAAAATGACGCTGATGCAGACGTAATTACAATAGCAACAGGTGCGACTAATGTAGATATCGTTGGAGATGTTACGGCAGCTACGGTTAATGCCGATGGCGATACGTCCGCCGGGGATAATGCGACGATGGGGTATACCTCGGTAGAAGGTCTTATCCTAACAGGACAAGGATCAACCAACGATATCACCATAAAAAATGATGCCGATGCTGAAGTTTGCGGAGTTCCTACCGGGACTGACGATCTTCGTTTCCCCGATGATGCCAAGATTGAGCTTGGGGCCGGTGGCGATCTCCAATTGTATCATGACGCATCTAATTCCTACATTACGGACAATGGAACGGGGAATCTAAAGATTGGGAGTGGTAATCAGGTAGACATTCTGGGTACGTCAGAGACCCTTGCTACCTTTGTCGATGATGGCGCTGTTTCCCTTTATTTTAATAACGGGGTGAAGGTTGCTACGACTTCTGTTGGCACTACGGTCACCGGTACGCTCATAGCCACTACGGATACGGACACTTCGAACACAGGTGATGTAACCCTAGATTTCGGAGCCAACCAAAATTTTGTATTGACCTTTACGGGGAATGTAACGCTCGTCAACCCTTCGACTGAGCAGGTAGGCCAATCCGGTGTTATCGTTTGTATCCAGGACGGTACGGGTTCTAGAACGTTAAGTCTTGGTACCGATTACGAGACTGCGGGAGGTTCTGGCATTACATTGAGTACCGCAGCAAGTGCTGTTGATATTATCCCGTATTTTGTAAAGGCTTCGGCGTCTATTCAACTTGGTGCAGTACAGAAGGCTTTTAGCTAATGCCTGTATTTGGTACGACACAGTTTGGTTCTGGTGGCGGGGTCTTTGAGATAGACCAATCCTGTCGGTTTGGTGTCAGCGCAGAACTATCCTTGACCTACACCTTGTCTGAACCCTGGACATTCAGTGCCTGGATAAAACGGTCCAAGCTCAGTGCGGAAAGTTTAATCTTAGGCGCATCCGGTGGTGAAATTCATTTCAACTCTGATGATACCTTGGAGGTCGAGGGAACAAGTACGACAGCGCTCTATAGAGACTCCGGTGGCTGGTATCACGTATACGCATCCAATAATGGAATTTACGTGAATGGCGTGAGCGTTGGTTCCTGTACAACTACTGATCTTAGCAACGCAAAACTATTTGATGATTTTGACGGGTACGCTGCAGATGTTCACCTGAGAACAGGCACTACGGCTGTTACAGACTTCGGGGAAACAAGCGGTACGACGGGTCAATGGATTCCGAAAGAGAAGTCTGGCGGAGAAATGTACCTGACGTTCTCGAACAGTTCTGCCATGGGGGAAAACAGCGGCAGCGGTTCCGATTGGACGGCAACAAACATTGCTGCCACCGATCAGCTTATCGATACACCTACCAATAATTACTGCACGTTAAGTTTCACGGACAAGCAAGCAAGTCAGATCTTACAGGAAGGAAATCTGAAAGGCGTAGGAACTTCAAGCTATTGGTACACTGCGCTTGCAACATTTCCAATGACTAGTGGCAAGTGGTATGCGGAAAGTTTGCAAATAAACCAACACGGCGGGAATGGTTTCGTACTTGCTGTCCATCGTATCAATGATTTAACCCACCAACAGTGGGAGTACTACATTGGATATACGACCACCGGGTACGGGTTGGGTTATTCTATTTACACCGGGAATGGAGTATATACCAATGCAAGTGAAACAACAACGTCCTTTGGTCTAGGTAATGCGGGGGATATTTTTCAAATAGCCATTGATATAGATAACAACAAACTGTGGGCAGGGAAGAATAATACTTGGCACACACCATCTGGTGGTTCCGCCGGGGATCCCGCCAATGGTACTGATCCAACCTATAATATAACGGCGGGGGAATATGTGTTTGGAATGTGCCCACCGGTCGCCGAGAACTACACGGCAAACTTTGGACAGGATTCCAGCTTTGCCGGGGAGAAGACGGCACAAAATAATGCTGACGGTAACGATCAGGGAGATTTTTACTATGCGCCCCCCAGTGGATTTCTTGCTTCGTGTGCAGCCAATCTTGATGACAGTGCTGTTGTCAACAGTAGTTCTTCCTTTCAAACAACAACATATACCGGAAACGGTAGCACACAATCAATAGATCAAAGCGGAAATAAGACCTTTGAACCGGATCTTGTCTGGATCAAGTATCGCAATGCATCGTCCTCACATGTTCTTACGGATAGTGTGAGAGGGGCCACAAAGGTTTTAAGTTCTGATGCCACGACAGCAGAAACAACAGATGCAGACACCCTAACGGGTTTTGACAGCGATGGTTTTAGTCTGGGAGCCGATTCCAAGGTCAATACCAACACAGGAAATTTTGTTGCTTGGCAATGGTTGGAGGGAGCAGCCCCAGGTTTTGATATAGTTAGTTATACAGGTAACGGGTCAGCAAGAACGATTTCACATTCGTTATCCGCCGTTCCCAAGATGATTATCGTGAAGAACCGGGATCAGGCTGATGCGTGGCAGGTTTATCATGCAGGTTTATCCGGTCAGACAGGTGACCCACAAACGGATTATATGGTTCTAAATACTACAGCAGCAGCGGTTGATTCCGCTGATCGCTGGAATGACACCGCCCCCACAAGTAGTGTGTTCAGCCTTGGCACAGGGGTGGAAGTCAACACCAATACTGAAGACTATATAGCCTACCTTTTTGCGGAGGTCTGGGGATTTAGTTCGTTTGGATATTATACGGGAAGCGGTACAGCAGACGGCCCCATGGTGCATACTCCGGGCATGTCACCTGCTTGGGTGATGATAAAAGATAGTACTGGAAGCAGCGGTTATTGGGGGATAGAGGATGTAACAAGAAGTCCTTATAACGTAGTGAATACTCAGATAGATGCGAACGCTGCCGCAGCCGAATTTGACAGTTCGGGTAGAGCCATTGATTTTCTATCGAACGGTTTTAAGGTTAGAACATCTGACGCGGATAAAAATACATCTGGGTACATTTATCTTTATGCGGCTTTTGCTACATTTCCCTTTAAGACATCCAATGCAAGACAATAAGGCATCCAAAGCAAGGTAGGGTTTAATATGTTTAAATATGGAAGCAGGGTTGTAAGAGAAGGCCACTCTTGGATCGATGACAATGGCATTAACCAGTCGCCTCAATGGAACCTGTGGT